CATTTGGACTAATTGTTAAATTATTTGTATTAAAAGTTCTTGTATAATCTGAAAGAGCTACAATTGCACCCGCTGATCCAGCAGGTAGGTTTACTGTAAAACCACCAGATGTTGTATTACAAAAATATCCTTCGCCACTTGCTGCTGTAAATGTGCTTGTTTTAATACTAGATGTTTGCCAATCTACTGCACCTGTTCTACCAAAACCTGTCTGTGTTCCATTGTTTGTAATTGTTACACCACTAGGAATTGTGAATGTGTCTCCACTATCCCCTAATGTAGTTGTACCACACGCTGTTCTTGGACTAATTTTATTTACTTTTATTTCACTCATATTACCTATTGAAATTTGTACCTTAATATTACTATTCCTGATCCACCGTTTCCAGCATCAGAACCATTATTACCAGAACCAGCTCCGCCACCACCAGAATTATCTCCACCATTACCACCTGTTTTATTTGAAGATGGACTAGTGTTAGAACCATTTCCTCCAGCATTAATTGCTGATCCTCCACCGGTTCCAGCAGTACCACTACAAGAACCGCCGCCACCACCACCGCCAATTCCACCAGCTCCACCTAAATAATCGTGAGATCCACCACCGCCACCACCACTCCAGTAGTAGTTATTACCATCAATATTGTTTTGTTTTCCAGCACCTCCTGCACCAGCAGTATTTGTTGGAGATGTACCAGCGTTAGCTCCAACTGCTGCAGCACCGCCACCACCGCCGCCTCCATAATTGTGACCAGTTCCAAATCCGCCAGCGTGACCTTGAACGGGGGATGCGGGCGAAGATTGAGGAGGAGTATTTCCTGCTCCTCCTGATCCTTGTTCACTAGTTGTGCCACCTGGAGCCCCAGATGCACCGCCGCCGCCTGATCCACCACTAGCACCAGCAACAAAAGGACCTGAACCATTGTAGCCTCCACCGCCACCACCACCAGCTGAAGTAATTGAATTCCAAGTTGAATTAACACCTGGCGTTGCTGTTGTATTTACGTTAGGGCCAGTAGGAGTTTTTGCTCCTCCACCCCCAACTGTTACTGGATAACCTTGAACTGAAACTGGTGTTGTACCTGCGTTACCATTAGGGCTTGGAAAAGATCCTCTAAAACCTCCTGCACCTCCACCACCAGAGTGTTGAGTAGCTCCGCCACCACCGCCGGCAACTATTAAATAATCTACTTTGTTAGATCCTGCAGAATTTCCTGCAGAAGATACACAAAATGTACCTGGACCTGTAAATGTATGAACTTTAAAATTTGTATCAACGGTTGCAGTTGTGTTTCCTCCTGTTGCTGCTACAAATTGTGCTCCTACTACTGAATCATCTACGTTTTGAACATTAATCCAACCTTTTGTTGAATCTACATATATAAAAGTTGCAGCTTGACCATCATTCGCTAACACTGCATCAGTTGCTATACCACCAATTTTTTCTGAACCATTTGGACTTATTGTAAAATTATATGTTCCAAAATTTCTTGCATAATCAGAAAAAGCTACAATAGCTCCTGCTGATCCAGCAGGTAAATTTGCTGTTAGAGCACTTCCAGAATTTATAAAATATCCTTCACCATTTACTGCGGTAAATGTAGCAGTCTTTGGTGTTGTTACCCAATCTACAGTTCCTGTTCTACCAAAACCTGTTTGCGATGCACCTGATGCAAGAGTAATGGTATCGCCACTTGCACCTAAAGTTATTGTGTTAGAGCTTTCATTAATGATGTTAGCACCGCATTGGTTTTGTATGTTGTTTACTTTAATTGTACTTGTCATAATTATTGATATTTATACCTTATTACAACTATACCTGATCCGCCTGCTCCACCAGTAGCATCTGTTGGTGATCCACCAGCGCCACCTCCTCCTCCAGTGTTAGCTGTTCCTGCACCTCCTGTGCCACCAGGCGAAGTTCCTGATCCACCACCACCTGATCCTCCTGAACCATCTGTACTACTAGAAGAAGCCCCACCTCCTCCTCCAGCTCTAGCAACTGGTGATAATGTTATAGATGATGTTACACCTGCACCTCCATTACCTCCAGCACCTGGAGAAGCATTAGAACCAACTGCTCCAGCACCGCCTCCTCCACCACCAGAATATTGTGGACCTGCAGAACCTTGTCCACCATTATTTCCTTGTGATGGACTTACAGGAGGCTCATTTCCTTTACCACCTAAATGATTAAAAAAACCACCTCCACCTCCAGATCCACCTTGTCCACCATTATATGTGCTTGTTGATGTTGAGCCATCTGAAATTGTAGTTGGTGGTCTAACTTCTCCAGGACTGTTATTCATTCCACCATCGCCACCTCCTACAGATGTTATTGTGCTAAAAATCGAATTTGAACCAAATCCATTTACATAAGCTCCTGGTCCTTTTCCTGTTCCACCTCCGCCGACTGTAATTGGATAACCTGTTACTGAAATAGGTAAAGAAGTTGAACTTGCTAATGGACTAGCTGCATAACTACCAGATGTAGTTGAACAATGAGATTCTCTATAACCTCCTGCTCCACCTCCTGCTCCACCTCCGCCAGGGTTAGTAGAACCACCAGCACCACCTCCTCCAGCTACTACTACATAATCTACTTTTGCTACTGGACCTGCACCCGCTGAAACACAAAAAGTACCTGGTCCTGTGAATGTATGAATTTTAAAATCTCCGCAAGTTGTAACGGTTCCACCTGTTGCTGAAATAAATACATTTTTTTCTGAAGAACCAACATTTTCATTAACAGGTACCCAACCTTGTGTTGCATCAACATAAACTACTGTTAATGTATTTCTATCTCCAGAAATTTCACCATCATTAGCAGCTCCTTCAAAGTTAGAACCATTTCTTGCTAAAAAAATACTATTAGTTCCAGCTGTTCCTGCATAATCTGCTACTGCTACTATATCACCTGATGATGGTGAAGCTGGAAGTGTAACTGTGATTGCACCTGAAGTGGTATCTACGAAATAACCCTCACCATTTGCTGCTGTGAAAGTCGCTGTTTTAATAGATCCAGTTTGCCAATCAACGGTCCCTGTTCTACCAAAACCAGATTGACTAGCACCACTTCCTAAAGTTACTGTATCACCAGATTCACCTAGTGTTAAAGTAGTTCCGCATTGTGGTGCAACTGTATTTACCTCTATTTTACTCATTAAACTATTACCAACGTTCCTGTTACTGTTATAGTTGCAGGAATAGTTATTGGTCCTGCTAGTACAGCGCTTTCTATAGTTTGTGTACCATCAATCGTTGCCGCTTGATTGGGTATAAATTCATTCGGTCCTGTTTGGCCTCCAATATATTGGATACCATTTATTATTGCAGTCATAATTCCTCCTACGAACTAATTGTATCGATGTACGAAAGAACCACGTCTAAACTACTTGCTGTATCAGAGACGGCTTCTAACGTATCACCACTAGCTAAAACAATTTTTGCTCCACCTTGAATTAATTCAATAGCAGAATTTGGTGGTATGTTTACTCCTTTTGCAAGGAAGTAATCAGCTCCACCTTTTGCAATCTTAACATCAATTGCAATAGTTGATGTTAAAATATTACAACATCTAATACCAATAACTGCATCGTAGTTTCCACCCGCTAACAGTGTAGTATCTGATGTTCCAATTGTTCTAACTAATACGTTTCTAAAATCTTGTGCCATATTTATTTCCTATAATGCAACCGCCATTGCTAATGCAAAACCATTGCTTGCTGCTCCTACCGGATTACCTGTAGCATCTAAATAAACAGATTTACTTGCAGGTAAAGTACAGAACACATCTTTTGTACCTGAACTAAAATCTACAGCTGAGTCTGAATTAGAACTGGAGATAACTTGAGTTCTAGCTAAGTTAGCACTTGATCCATCTAATGTACCACGTCCTACCTCAAACTCACTAGTACCTTGATTAAAGATACAATAATAAGTTTCATTGTTGTTTCCTATTCCTGCTGCAAAAGTTTCAAAACCAGTTGCCGCTGAACCAAGTGCGAACGCACCTGTGCCAGTAGTTGTGCTTGTTACTTTTACTCTGTCATTTATTACTAAAGCCATTTATTCTCCTATGCCATACTTATAATTGCATTGGCTGGTGTTGCTGGATCTGGGAAGGTAATTTTAAACGTGCCATTAGTTGCAGTTTTATTTCCTCCAAAATCTAAAACAACGCAAAGTTTATCACTGTTAGTACTATTATAAATAGCTGCAAAGGCTGCTGTAAAAGTTGCTGATGACCAAGTTGCATCTGCAAAGTCTACTGAAGCAACTGCTGTCGAAGCAGCAACAGCTTGTGAACCTAAAGTTTCTCCACCTGTTGTGTAGTTACTTCCTCCAGAAGAACTAACTTCGCTAGTTCCTACTTTAACCGTGCTTGATGTTGTATACGGATTTGCTGTGTACAACGCTATTTTAAATGTGTTACCACCAGAAGAAAAATTATGCGTTCCCGAAAAGAGTTCTCCTCTAAATGAAAAAGGTATTACGTTTGCCATATTTTTTATCTCCTTTAATAACTTGATGGTGATTCAGATTTGATAGGAAGACGAATAACACCATCATTGTATTCGTTTCTGCGTCTACGACCAATTTGTTCGGTAGCATACGTTTCTAAAGCTTCTTTATAAGCCGCTTGATAGTATTGAAACATATCCTGCGGTCCTTTCAAGTATGCATATGCATTTACTAGGCAAGCATACAAAAGTAAATCTTGGTACTTATTCGAGAGATAGGTCCCTGTAGCACTGACACTAGCGTCAGTTAGACTAGTTGGATTCTTATTATACGCCAACGTAATTTCGTAAGCTGCGTTAGGCGTAGGTGCAATAACCCAATAATTCTCATCCCAATTAGCATAGTATTTAGGAAGAGTGGTAGATGCAGTGCCTGGTGTGTCGTAATAAGTCGCTATATAACTAGGGTCTCTTTGCTCTAAATAGACTTGATTACCAGAACTATCTTTTAGTTGAACATATCTAATGACCCTTAAATCTGCTGGGATGGTAACATATCTGTTTCCAATAATCGTAGTTGATGTAGCGTAGTGTCTCTCCATGTCAGCATCAAACGATCTATAAATTCTTTCTTCTGCGTTTTGTATAAATCTATTTAAGACAGCTTCAGTAAAAACTGTGCTATCTACTTCTGTGTAACTTTTTATATCGTCTTGTAAGTTTGTTAAAGTGTATGCCATATTATGCCTGTGGTCCTATTGTTTTTAATGTTACCGGACCTGAAGATACATTATAACCTCCTCCAGCGATTTGTCCAGTAGTTGCATTACTACCTGCAGTAAAATAATAATTGTTTGCTGGCGTTAATAATAGTCTAACTGAAACACCTGAATTATGAGAAGCAGCTGTAGATCCAAAAGCTCCCCTTGTAACCCCAGTTAATTGATTGTCTGTAACTTCTGTTATATTAATTTGACCACCCATTTCTGCATGGCTTGAACATTGATAATATAATGTGGCAGGCGCTGAACTATCTACAACAATTCTTGTATATGCACCTTCAGTAACTCCAGGAGTACCAAACGTTGTGACTCCAGTTGTATATTCTCCACCGCTTTTATCTGCTGCTGTGTAAAATCTTAAAGGGTGGGTTTCGTTAGTAGAATCAGTTTGACTAAAAGTATATGTCCCAGTTTTAATAAAAGTTAATGTATCTTGTTGTACATTATCTATATAATATTTATTACCACTTGCAGTATTTACAACTCTCACAGAAAATGTTTGTTGAATATTATCTGCTGGACCAACTCCAGTGTAACTAATAATTTCTGTTCCTACTAATGCACCATATGTCGGTGTGCCACTTGGATTTGCAATTGTAGGTTCAAAAGGTGATGTTGCAACTCCGTTGAATCCACTTACTGTAGATAAAATGACATCTGTTGTAGTTGCATCAATGGCTCCATTTAATGTTGTTGTATAACTAGTATATAAACCAGGATAAACTGTGTAACCCGCAGCTTGACAAATAGTTGCTCCAGTAATTCCATCGATGTTTGCAATATTACTAAACTGTGGATCAGTTGAAGCAGCAGAGCTGGTTGTAGGAGCTCCTCTAAATCTTACTTGATCTCCATAATTTCTTTGATGATTAGGAGAGTTTACATTTATAATTGGTGAGCCTGCAGCAAAAGTTCTTAAAGGATTAAAATCTAAAAATCTTAATGTATCAGGTGGTGGTTGTTGTGGTCTTGATTTTGGTAAAGCAGTTGGATCAGCTTGACTTGGTTTAGGATCTAGTTGTGGTTGTTTAGATTCAAATTCAGAATAGTGTACAAATAACCCATTCCATTGTGTGACCATTTCATTCCATGGAAATGCTTGGCCACTAATGTCAGAGATTGCTAATGCATATTTTCCTTTTGCAAATCTTGCCATAATTAAACACTAGGGTAATAGGTCTTAGGTGTAACAAATGTACTGTTGCTTGACCCATCCGCTGCCTCCGCTCTTAATAGTTCGTCTTCGTATAAAAGTTTTAAATTTTGTGTTCTGTCTGGTGCATATTTTAAACTTAAATAATAAGCTAATCCTGCACACATACACGGAATGTAGTAGTATGGAACATCGGCTGCATTTGTATAATCTCCTGCATCATCAATTCTTTTCATGTAATAAAATTGAACTCTGTCACCAGCCTGACTTGAACTTGGTGTTGTGTATAAAGTTATTGTAACTCTATCTATAAATCTTTGGACCCAATATTGTGATGGTTGTCCTTGTGCTAATTTATTTGAAAGAGCTGAATAAGTTGATCTAGAAACTTTAGTTAGAGGACTATCTGATTGACTTGTTGTACCTGCATTACTTCTATAAGATGCTTCAAAAACATCATCAACACTATATAAAGCAGCACCAGCACTATTTAATAGTGTGGATGTGCCATCGCCACTAGAACGATAGCCAATATATTCATTGGTTCCAGCAACTAGTGTCAAGTATCCATCTGCTATTTCCCATAAATGAATACCTCAGTTAGCCCATTCTTGAAATAAAATATTTAAAGAACGTCTTGCAGTCTTTAGTTGATATCCTGAAACTCCTCGTATACCGATACGTTCAAAAGCTTCTTCTACAATATCGTCTATTGCAAAATTTTTTCCAAACGTTGTAGTTCCAGAAGTAGTGTTAGCCATTAGACTACGCTCCTGTTATTGTTACAGTAACGCTTCCGCTAGACCCAGTTAAATGAAATACTATTCCTTCTTTAAAAAGAATTCCTGAACCAGGAACATATACTTCTAAACCTTCAGTTCCATAATGATATGTAGCCACTAGATTACCAGAAGCTGCAGCACCTGCAGTAGCACAATCATGTAATTTTAAAACAGAACTTGCTATTCCTTTTCCTTGAATAGAAGTAATTCTAGCTCTACCAGCTCTTGATAAAGTATTGGAACCAATAGTACTCATGTGTAGGGTTGTTTGGTCACTTGAAAATGATCCTCCGCCTGCCATAACTTTTCTCCTTAT